AAATGTCAGGCATGCAAAAAAAGATTGGGGAGCTAGAGAAAGAGGGGAAGAAATTAAAAGAAGCCGTGAGGTATTACGAGATAAAATGTGATGACTACTGCGACTAATTCAATTAAATTACAGAAACCAGGCACAGAAGTATTATGCTAATTTAGAGGGATTATGAGAGTTTTAACTGAAAAAGATCCATTAACTTTTTTCTCTTTTGGAGGAGGAAGGCAGTCCACAGCAATCGCGCTGCTATTAATCCATCATCCTGAAAAGTTTACGGGAATAGGATTAACTATCCCTGCTAATATCAACTTTGCCGATACTGGGGCGGAACCCGCCCCAGTCTATGATCACATCGAAAAAATGCAAAAACTTCTAGAGGATGCTGGTTATAGGTTCAATATTTGCAGAAATTTAGATAAAGATGGCAACTTTAAGCCTCTTGACGATATAAATTCAAGGGCTTCTACTGTACCATTTTTTACGAGAACTCCCGAAGGAGTGGGAATGCTAAAAAGGCAATGCACGAATGATTTTAAAATTCAACCTTTAACTAAGGCTATTCGTGATTCCCTTAATTACAAGCCACGCCAGAGAGTTAAAGAACAAGTTAAGTTGTGGCTTGGCATCTCAACCGATGAGAGCCAAAGAATGAGAACAAATAAGAGCCCATGGATAACAAATCTTTATCCTCTTATTGAGTTAGGATTATCCGCTTCTCATTGCTCCGCTTTGGGTCAGCATTACCTAGGCTACGCACCGCCTAAAAGTGCTTGTTATTTTTGCCCTTTTACCAATCACGAGAGATGGCTGTCAATGAAACAAAATGACCCTGAGACATTCCAAAAAGCCCTAGATTTTGATAAAAAGGTTAGAGACTTGCCCACTTTTGGCAAGTCCAACTATCCATGTTTTATTCACTCGTCAGGAACTCCCCTAGAGACTGCGGTGTTAGATCAACCCTTTATCCCTGGGTTATTTCATTCAAGCGAATTAAGAGGTTTTTTGCAGGAATGCGAGGGACATTGCGGAGTTTAACATCCCCGCCTAAATTATCAAACCAGAGGAAAATTAAAATGACTGAAGTTTTAAAGACAGAATGGACTAAAGAAGACATACTTAAACAGGCAAGGGAATCATGCGGCTCTGGCATATTCATTCCTCAGGATGAGTCAAAAAAAGAGCCGATGATTTACATTCCCATGTCTGAAAAAGAATTTTTGGCTTTTGATGGATTATTAGATGATTTTGAATCTAATTATTTTCTGATTTACTATTCTGGACTATCTCGGATTCCAATAGATCCCAATGCAAGGGATAAGTCATGGGAGCAAAGAGAATCGTTTCTTGCTCAATGCTACCTAGCTTCATACCCAGTTACAAGATTAGAAGTGTTTAACGATATGGTATGGGTACCAGAAGGCGATGAACTTACCCGATTTAAGGAATGGTTATTCACGTTCATACATGATTCTAAATGGTCACATATAAACAAATAAGCTAAAATAAAAAAGTGACGTGCCGAAAGGTTCTGTTTCATGACTTTCTTACTAGCCATGTGCTAGTTTTTTAGTTTTTCCCTTAAAAAGCATATGAAATTTTATTTTTTAGCCAGCAAAAACATTAGGAAGGGATTTCTTCTGGGAGATATCCCTGTTCCTTCAGATTGGAACGTGGTGTATGAAACCCTACAGCAAGCCGAAGAAGCACTCAAAAAAAGGGAGCAAGAAACGGGGGATAACTTATGGGCTATTCATCAAGCAGATTTTCCACTAAAAAGCTCCAGCAACATTAGCAAAAACTGATTCGATATCAGCTAGGTTTTGGTTTCTAACTTTTCTGAGTAGTTCTTTTTGGTCGGTAGAAGCGAATTGATTGTTAAAAGTAGCGTAAACTTCGGGACGGACGTTAGGGATTTTAAGCCCTAGGTCTTTTAATTGAGCCAAGATATCTAATCCGAGTTGAGCCAGCCCATTTTGTCCTCTATTGCCCACTTCCTGCGGTTGTGGAATGGTGGGAACATTTAGGGCTTGAGAATCTAGCAGATTCCCGTTATTGTCAATTTTTAGCCTAGCGGGTAGGTCAAGGGGGGGAGCGTTTTCTATTTGCCGTTTTAGGTCAGTCAGGGGTAATGGCTCTAGATTGACAGGGACGGTGATCGCCCCCTGGGACTTGATAGCTTTCTCCCTGCTCTCAATATCCTCTTGATTAAAGCGATTTCTAGCTTCTAGGATTGCTTTTTGGGTATCTGCATTGGATTCGCGCTCTAGTTTCCCCTTGGCTCTAATAGCCTCCAATTCGTCCTGTCTGCGACGTTCTACCATAGGATCTGCTACGAATCCTTGAGAGCGACTAGCCTCACTTACCGCCCTATTGGTACGGTTAGCAGCGCGGTTAGTCCTGTTTTCGATTTCCAGTTGAGCTTTAGCCTGTGCTTGAGTAAGTTTTAGGCTTTCCCGTTGGTAGTCGTTAATTAGGCTTTGGTCGCTAGATATTTTCTCTTGTTCCCTAAGATTCTCAACAGCAAGATTTAATCGTTCTTTTGCTAGGTCAGTAGAAGTAGTATCGCGGGATAGGGCTAATTCCTGTTGAGCAATTCCTAACCTTCTTTGGGCTAAAGCTATATTTTCCCGTGCTTGTTTTTTCTCGCTGTCCCCTGAAGCTTGCTTAAGTTCTTTTTGTGCAATTGCCAGTTCTTTGGTGGATTCGATTACGGCTTTTTGCGCTGCTAGGTCGGTTTTGGCTTGCTCTATCGGAGCCTTGGCAACTTCTACCTGAGCAGTCCGCACCTGAGCTTGAGCCTCTATCAAGGCTCTTTTTTGGGCTTGCTCTGTTTTTTGGATCTCTAATTCTAATATCTGGGATTGGATTCTTTGCTCTGTTTCAAGGGCTTTTAGTTTAAGTTCCCTAGTTTTAGCCTCTTGTTTTCCAATCTGCTCAATTAGGTCTTTTTCCCGAATAGTGCCACCAATACCTAAATCAGATAGCTCCTGTTTTAGTGCTTTGAGTTCTTTTTGGCTCCCAATATCCCCTGAGTTGATTTTCCGAACAATCTCTAATCCGCGGTTAAGCCTATCAATTTCTGCGGTGGAAACAAACAGAGAAGCGTCAGAACGAACTTTTAATAATTCGTTGCGTTTGTTAGCGATGGTTAATTGACGCTCTAAAGACTTTTCTTGAACTGTTAGGAGTCGAGTTAGTTTCTCTGATTCCAGTTGAGCTTTTTTATCAGAGTCAATAATTTTATCTTTTAGGTCAAGCTCTTCATTAAAAAGCTCTATTTTGTCAGTTTGAATTTTAGCCAGTCTCTCTATTTGATTTTTGGCAATACTGAAGAGAGATTCTTCTAGTTGTTTTTGCTGCTCTAGCTTTTGAAGGATTAAGTCTCCTGACTCTTCCCTTAGTTCCCTTAGTTTTAATTCTTTTTCTTTTTGAGAGATATCAGCATTATTGACAGCGCGGATCTCATCTTCTACGGCTTGTAATTTAGCGTCTGTAGCATTTTGAGTGACTTTTAACTTTTCTAGCTCTAATTCTTCTTTGCTAATTAGTTCAGAGTTATAAAGCCTTTGTAGTTCAATTAATCGCTCCTGTTCCGATTCTCTTGATACGGATAAAGCTTTCTGAGAAGCTTCTTCAATTATGGCTATCCTTTCGGCTTGTTTGGCTTTTTCTACTGCAATCTCATCGTCTGCTTGCTGTTTGGTCAGTTCGGTGATAGCCTTATTTACTTTTTCGATTTCGTCAATGGTTTTAGTGTTAGTTGTCGCATCCTGACGGGACTGTAAAGACTTCAATAAATCTTGCTGTGCTTGTAGTTCCTCGGAGATTCTTTTTTTAGTGGCTTCTGCTTTTCTTCTTTCTAGAGATTCTTGTAATTCCGTCCCTTGCACCTCTAATTTAGCTACTTCTGCCAAGGCTTCGGCTTCTGCTCTTTTACTGCCAGCAATCCTTTTGTTGATAGCCCGTAAAACATCCCCGTAAGCTTTATCAACCCCTGCTAGAGAATCCTCCAATCTACGATTAGCTTCTATCTCTCTCTCTAGCTGTTTGACTAGGTTGTCCTTAGCCTGCCTTTCTGCATCGGTTACAGCCAGACTATCTTTGGCTATTGATAGCTGTCTAGCCAGTTGATCTCCTGCTAATTCTACCGCCGCCGCCTGAATAACTATTCCTCTAGCGTCATCGGATCTGAGTTTAATTGAGGATTCTAATACTGCGTTCCCTTCTTTAATTGTGTTAAAGAATTTTTGACTCCTGACAGCATTAAGGTTATCAATTACGTCCCCACCAGTTGCCAGTCTTTGGAACACACTAATTAGGTTGGCTAGTTTGATAAAAACGCTCTGGGAGTCTCTAAATTCTTGTTCTAGATTTTTGGCAACTCCTAATTCTATCGGCTTGGCATTTGCCCGATTTAGGTCATCCCTAAACTTGGTTATGCTACTGGCTGATTCTTGAGTTTTCTTGTTTAAATCATCGACAGCAAGCCCAGCCTCCACTACCCCGATTAGGATTGAACCCGCTAATGCCGTAATCCCTAAGCTTAATCCTTGGATAGCGACCTTAGAAGTTGCAGCCGTTTTAACTAAGCTTAGGATTCCCCCAGTAGCCGAAGTTATCCCCGCGATAAATGACTGGAATGTTAAAGCTTGCAGGTCTAAAATCAAGGCTTTTAGTGCCAAGGAAGCAAATCCTAAAGCAGGAGTTAAGGCGGCCAGTCCCAAACTCAATCCTTGAATTACCGCAATCCCTGCCCCTATTTTGGCTAAATCAACAAAGCCCGAGACCACAGGAGCAATAGCACCCGCTACTGAGTTTAAAGCCACTGCCAAGCCATCATATAGCCCGATTAGGGCAGGGCTTGCCTGTTGTCCGATTGCCACGAAAAGAGTATCACGAGCATTGGCTAGGTTTTGCACCGCCGCGCCTAAAGTTTTGCTTCCCTGCTCGGCTGCAAATGCTGTTTCACGTCTCAATTGTCGGGCAAATTTAGGGAGAAATTCCTCGGCCGTCAAACCAGCCTCGACTAATTTATTAAGTTCGGCAGTCGTCACCCCAAAAGCTCTAGAGGCTACCTGTAAAGCCCCTGGTAAAGCTTCCGATAATTGTGCCCTTAATTCTTCCTGGCTTACCTCTACCTTGCCCGCTATTTGCCCAATGGCTAGGGTGGCATTATTAAGTCTATCGGTAGTAATCGAATAGGCTCTCCCTGCCTGTAATATCGCTTTAGATATTCCTATTGTGTCCTTTTCTAAATTAGTCCCTTGAGTTGCGGCTGCTAGTAGTGTGTAGCCTTCAATAGCAGGGATTAAAGCTACTTTTAAATCCCTAGCGGACTTGGCGATCGCATTGAAGCTTTTAGTTCCCTGTTCAAGTCCTCCTGAGACAAAATTAATCGAATTAGAAAATGCTTCAAACTGAATTGAAATATCTTGTATTTGCCTAGCGGTATCTTGTAAAGCGAAAAAGATGTTATTGAAAACATCATCTAATTGAAGAGCGATAAAGGTAGAAAATGAGTCTTTAAAAGTTTGCTTCAGGACCTGGAATATCTTGCTAGTTTTTGCCCCTGCCTCACCTATTCTGTTTATTCCCTTGGCTACATTCCCAATCTCAGGGACGCTTCCAATGTCACTAACAGCCTTATTTACTTCTTCAATAGCGAATCTAGGTAGGTCATTTCCTACTGTTTTGATTTCTGTTTTAGCGCGGTCTATTTCTTCGTTGACTCCACCAATCGCTTGATTGATAACTAAATCAGCCTCTGTTATTAATCCTGATACCGATTGAGCTAGATTAAGCCTATTAAGATCGGGGGTAGCTTTCTCTAGGCTAGGAACAATTCCCTTAAGGCTATCAATAATTTTTTTAGTGTAAAGAGCTTGAAAGGTATAAGCATCTTCTTCTAGCTGATTAATAAAATCAATACGCTCTTTAGATTGATCCGACTCAATATTAACTCCTGCGGATTTCAACTGATCAACAAATAATTCAGTAGATCCCGCCGAGCCTTCGAGGATTGAGTCTATTTGAAATTGCGTTAATTCTATTTGAATTGGTTTTAAGAGGTTGATTAGATTTGTTGCTTTGATATCAGCATCGGTAAAATTACCAAAAGAGGATTGTATCGCATGCCGCAATTCGTGGACTAATACAACTATATCGGCAGGGCTAATAATATTCTGGGCAATATCATCTATTAGCTTTTGTTTCACTAAAACTAGGTTTAAGTCGGGATTATATTGAGCAGCCGCATTTTTAGGCGCACTAAGAGGCAACGGAGCTAACTTGGGAACGTCTCCTAGAAAATCTTTGGCAATAGAGGATAAGTTGGATTCCTTGATTACCTGATTAACAATTTCTCTGTACAGGTCAAATTGCTTGGCTGTATCCTTAAATAGCTTTTCAGTAGCAGCATCTACCGATTTAATATCTTCCCTAATCTGAGGCTTTATTGGCTCTGGGGATGGTACGGCTTCAGGGATTGCTTGAGGCAGATTAGACGCTCTCGCATTATCTAATTGCCTAGTTATTTTAGTTAGAGCCGTCTTTTGCGCCCCTACCTTCCTACCCAGTCCCTTGGGTAAAGATGCGACAACTCCCTCTAATTCTGCTCTCAACCTAGTGACTTCTTCATCAATGCGATTAGATGCAGATAGGAACTCATCAGAGGGGATCTTTTTGACGCTTAACTGAAGACTCTTAATTGCCTGAGATATTCCCTCAAATTCCTCCAGTCCTGTATCAGTGTCGATCAGCGTGGCAACATCAGAGGCTTTTTTAGTCCTAGTTCTTTTGGGTTTAGGGATATCAGCCACTTGCTCAATAGGAGCATCTAAAAACCCTGATATCTGCTTAGAAATCTTGGTTATCTTGCCTTTTTGCGCTCCTATCTTTCTGCTAAAATCCTTGGGTAATATATCCTTGATTTCTAGCAATTCCCCAGACAAGGATTCTAGGGATAAAGCTGTGTCTTTTGCCACAACCGCCAATCTATCGGGGGATAGCCCTTTTAGGCTAGATTCGATTGTCTTAACAGCCTTTTGGATATCCTCAAATTGATCTAGGGATATCTGAGAACCTATATCAACCGCCGATCTTAATTGTGTCGATGGGGCTTGGCTTGCTACCTGTACGGACTTTCCTGATAGGGATTGAATCTCCTTAATATCTGATAATGCCTTGGCGATCGCGTCTGATTGCTTTTGGGAGAAAATATTGATTTTGCGCCTGTTGATGCTGGTCAGGGAATCTCTAAGTAAAGTGATTTCCTGATTTAGCTTTTTAGCCGAAGCCGTGGCATTCTCGAAAATGGGGGAGAAGTTAGTGAGGGATTTTAACCTATCCCCTACCGTGATTAATTGCTTTAGGAGGTTAGCAAAAAGACTGGCTTGATTGGGGGAAATTATCTCAATCTCCCCGCTTAACCCTGCTAGAGCCTTTTTAATCGATTCAAAGTTAGCTAGGGATGGTTTAACCTCTATCCCTAGCGATTTAGCCGATAAATCCTTCTCTAGACTTTTGATAAGGGTAGAAACATCTAGAGAAAGATTTGCTTGAATATCGATCCCTTTTACGCCGCGACTAGCCATTTTGCTTTAATCTCCCCAATAGATTCCGTAATTTCGGATTCGGCTCCCTGTAGTTTTTCTAGGAGTTCAGGATTAGCATTTTCCTTGAGATCAAAAATTACCCGCTTGTAAAATTCCTCTACCGCGGTTACTGCGATTAAAGCCGTATCAGAGCCAGAAGTATTGAGAATATAGACACCATTGCGAACAGAAACGATAGAATCAGGGACAATCTCTAGGAAAAGGACATTTTTAATCAGATAAGCCAAGTCTCCCTGATTTTTAGGGGAATTTATATCAGATAAACAAGCCTGAATAGTTCCGATCTGAATATCGGTAATGTCGGGGGATATGGTTAGCTCTTCGTTTTTGATTGTTATAGTTGCCATGGTACTACTAGGTATTTATCCCCAGTGTACCATCTTTTAGCTTAACTCTCTAGTCGTTCGCAGGTCTTTAATCACGGTGGTATAATAATGATAAGTTTTATTTACTCTAGAGGACAATAGTCATGGCAATTCTTGACGATAAAGGAATACGCACTGCCCTAGTGGGCAGCAGCAAGGAAGGTGATTACTATATTGTAAGAGCAGTTGGCAGCACTGTCAACGAATACGATCACCCAGACTGGCTGGGGAGAGATACCGTAGAGTCGCATTTAGAGACATACGTTGACGCGGGAGGGATTGAAGAAATCATTCTAGGGGAAGGCGGCAACGTCGTAGCAAATCGGAATGTCGAAAAAATTACGGGCAATGACCAACCCAATATGATATGGGGCGGACAAGGCACATCCGTAATTGATGGCGGAGCAGGGAACGATACCATGAATAGCGGAATCTTCAATGATACCCTCATTGGCGGGGAAGGAAGTGATGTGTTCCACTTCGGAGAAGATGGAAACTGGAACGCTGGAACAATCTTATACACCGATACAATCAAGGACTTCAATGTTGATTTGGACAAAATTGTTTTAAACACAGCAGACTTTAAGGCGTTAAAGCCTGGCTTCACTTTTGAAGTAGCCAAAACAGTCAAAGGGCTTGACCTGCTAAAGTCGCAAGTGATTTATTGTAGCGAAAATGGAGGGCTTTATTACAATCCAAATCAAGGAAAAAAAGGGTTTGCTGGTTTTTCCAAAGTCAATGGCACTTTTGTCTATGACGACGGCGGGATGTTTACAATTCTTGAAAATAAGCCAAATCTAGAGCGCAGTCATGTGTTTATCTCCATAGTCGATCCTAAAAAAGTAAAAGATTTTCAGCCGACAGGCCTAACTGCCCCCCTTGTACAATAGTAGGTACTTAATTAGGTCGTCATGGTACTACTGGGGATAAATACCTAGGGTACCATCTTTTTCTTTCTAGCGATTAGATTTCCTCTCTTCTTTGATATCCTCTATCTTTTTGATTCGGATTTCTCTAATTATTTTTATTGTTACAAATCCAACAATGCCACCTATCACCGAACCAACTGCGGGAAAAACAATGCCACTACTCACTATAGCGGATCCTATGGCTCCCACTGTTGCGCCACTAGAAGTAAATAATAATTCATTAGCCAGTAATCGCAATTTTCTATTATCGGAAGGTTTTTGTTCAGTCATTAGCTTTATCCTCTGGTTTTTTATCGTAAGCCAGTCTTTTTGGTGATAACCTTTATTCTCCTGAAATGATTTTTAGCTTCTCATAGATTTCATCTAGTTTGAGCTTAAAGTATCGCTCAAAAGGAGTTGGAGTATCTTTTGAAATAATCTTTATTCCTGCTGTGAGTTGTCGAAATTCAGAGAATTAGCATTTTGTTCGTTATTCATTTTATCCTCTATGTTTGTTTGATTCTAGGGATGTTGCCATCCATTACAATAAAATTTACATTTGATGACCATTTTTTAGAATGTTCATCAAAAGATACTAATTCGGTTTCTCGAATTGTGTCTATTAGCTCCCCGTAGCAAAAACACATATTAGGGAACATCGACCATATCTTACTTGTTAACTGGCTACAGCTTAGGCACTGCTTGGCTGTCCAGAAATCGCCGTCTGATTTACCCGCGATGTAGATATATTTATTCCCAACATTGATGGGCTTATGGCATTCGCAGCATTGATGTTGCTTTTTGGCCGTTTGCTCCCTTGCCCGATAAAACTCGTTAGGGGGAATATCGTCACAATCACACATATTTTACCTCTAATGTTTGTTAATTTGTGTTAAGGGGAAGAGAAAAGCGGCAAATGATTTATATCATTAGCAGATTCTCGTTTTATCCACAATACCTCAGTCCGTTTATTGTCTTTGTTGACAGTTCCCTTTTCGGATTTTGCCGCACTTTGTACGGTATCAAACTCCAGTCTCTGAGTGTAATTTGATGGGGCTATATCCTGCGGGTAATTAGACAGAATATACTTACCCTTTATCCCTGATAATTTATCACATAGTTCACTGTAGTCCTCTAAGGAGTAGCTCTTGTAATGTCCCATGTCCGTATTGATATAGGGGGGATTACAATAGAATAGGGCATCAGGGCAGTCCCATCTATCAATACAATCCAAAGCGTCTTGACAGCTAATATAAACGCCGTCTAAGCGGTAGCAGAGACTGTCTAACTCGCGTTTTTTATTAACAAAGGTGATAGCGCTATTCTGTCCATATTTACCAAAAGCCCACCCGCGACCCATTGCCGTGGCAAAAGAGCAATTACACAGAAGATAGCAAGCCCAAGCCAATTTGAGGCTAGAATAATCAGATGGATTCTTGTAGATTAACTTGGCTCTTTTGTAATCGGATTCGGAGTATAGGGTGGACTGAATCATTTTGATCAATTCTTCGGGCTGTAACTTAGCAACACGGTAAAAATTGATCAAAAAATCAAAAGTGTCGTTGACAACCTCTCTGTAGTTGTCGCCATTTTTTACTAGCCTTTTGGGTTTAGCAAAAAGACAACTAGCCCCACCACAAACCGGCTCAATGTAAACCGCGTGAGGAATAGCCTCAATCAAGGGGACAATCCTACCGACCATTCTTTGCTTGCCCCCGTAATAGCTTAATAACTGCACCAGTGCGTATACCTCCTAAATGCGTGATGGTTTATCATCCCATCCATCCTATACATTGTCATCCGTATTTATACGGTAATCTGATTTTGGGTGGGATTAGAAAAGTCCCGTATATTTACTGATGACAATCAGGGGTAGAGGTGGGATAGTAAGAGTATACAAACCAAACACAGAGGATAAATTCATGGAAGTCAAAAAGATAATGAAAGATGGAAAAACGGTAGATTTTGAGGAATACTATAAACTAAAGTCTCAGAATGATTCCCTTTTTGACTCTCTGATGCCTGGGGACATTGTTGAGTTAGCATGCACAAGCTATTATTCTATGGGCTGCGATCCTAGTGTCGATGCTGCTCTCTCAACTGTACTATGGGAACTAGATAACGAAAAAAACCTTATCGACTCAAATAACGAATGGTACGAACGGACAGATCGCCGCCCAGGAGACCTAGAAGATGGGGAGTGGCTTGTCCATTGCCGAAACGACGGCACACTAGGAAGTGCCACGAATAGAACTTACTACGCAATAGATTGATTTTTTTTGCCCTGAGCATGGCACTAAACCGCTTACTCCAATAACTGCAATTACCCCTAATGGGGGTTTTTTATTATCCATCCCTACCCAGAAAAAGTTCAGTATATTTACTGATGACAACGAATAAGAATAGTGAGATATTAGAAGCATAGAAACCAAACAACAGAGGGAAAACACATGACTATTACTATCAAGAATGAAATCGTCGCATTACCAGTCTCCATCGAAGCCTATGGGCAAGTGACAGAACAGGAATGGCAGGAATGTGTAGAGGCTAACATGCAATGCCTTACTGAGCATAACTATGCTCAAAAGTTTGAGTTTAACCGTGGCACAGATAGCCATGTATTGCTATTCTCCCATCCCGACCTAAAATTCCATGCCATTAGTTCCCGTGGGGATATCCAGGCTTTTGACGAGGATAACAACGATATAGACATAGAATTGATCAACGTATGGGAGATACTGGAATCCCTTGGCTAAAATTCCACAATCCCACATTAGAGCCTTATGGCTCTATTCTTTGTGCCTATATCCGCTTTAGCGCATCCTCTATCAGTCTCTGGTACTCCCGAACGATAGAGTCTTGAGTTAGAGTCCCGTCAATATTCAACCCGATATAGTTCCGTTTCTGGTTAAATCTATTTGTACCCTGATTGGCTATTTTCCTCCCAATCAGGAAAGCGATCGCACGAATTTTTTTAGGGTCAGTTTCTCCTAGTTTCACTTCTACCCATTCCCGTAGCGGCTCTAGTGGGGGAAACTTACCCTCACCCCGACCAACCACCCGATAAAGAGCGGCAGGAGTGCGATTGACTATCGAGGCTCCTATCTCAAATCCTATAGTGCTTTTCCTAGGAGCGATAATATCCCACCCTTCGGCTAATGAAGCCTTGCCCTTTTTCTTGGAAGCCCCGACATACGACCCGCCTTCTAATTCGCTTGCCAAGTCTAGGAGCAAGTCGATAAAGATGTCATAGAGTTCCCTTCTGAGGATATCGGATTTAATTAGCCCTGGGTTAGTGGTAATTTTTAATCGGAGATCGGCTTTAAGCATGGCGGTTAAGGGGCTTTCTCCCTATTCTAGCCAACCCGTCAAAGTTCAGTATATTTGCTGATGACAATCAACTTCGATCTTGATATTCTAAGGATATAGACAAACACAAACAGAGGACAAACGCAATGCAACCTAAAAGAACCGACAAGGTTAAAACAAAATGGACGAAATTTACAGGACGAACCAAAGCACAAAGGAAAGAAGAAAAAGAGATGAAGAATGAGACAGAAAAAAGACTGGCTTTCTTTCTAAGCAGAGTCTAACAAGCAAAGCCCCGCAAGGGGCGATCAACGTATGGGAGATACTGGAATCCCTTGACTAAAATTCCACAATCCCACATCAGAGCCTTATGGCTCTATTTTTTTGTGTCTACCCCTCGGCGTGGGGAGCAGCCATCAGATAAATAGCCACGGACAAAAGGGAAGACACTGGAGCCCCTACAAAGGCAAAAAAAGAACAGGAAATCATCAGCAGGCTAAAACAGGCAAGGGGATAGGCTTTAAGATTCATGGGGTGGGTGGATATACTTTCTAAAATATCAGCCCCTATTTTGGTTTTTCTGATAATCGCTTAAAACTTCCGTATATTTACTGATGACAATGGATAGCGGTAAGGGTATTCTAAGGATATAAACAAACACAGGGAGATAAGTCAATGAAAGCTACAAAAGACAAAATCGACAAAATGATATTTGTGACCAGACAATCGGACTTTGGGGGAGCTAAATACTCAGTTACTGACTTTGGCAAGGGAACACTCAAGAGATCGACTATGGATGCAGGGAGAATAAAAAAAGATAAGCCCCTAGAACAGCAGATCCAATCCGCGATCGCTTATTGCCTACGGTACTGCGAGGAGGTTGTATCCCATAAAATTGTAGATTATGGACTCTGCCAAGGAATAGAGTGTACGGTTTTAGAATCGGCTTACGCAAGCCACGAATTTAAAACCCGCCATGAAGCAGAACAATTTATTAAAAAGAATTTTGACCGCCTTTACAAGTTTTGGCAGGATCCTGCCCCTATTGAGATGGACTTCTAGGATATACTCTCAACCATGCTGTGGTATATTGAGAGTAACAAATACATTCTAATCAAGTTTTACCCCCTCCCCTAATCCCTGCAAGGGATTGAAGCTATGTAATGTAGTCTTGAAAGGGGGATCCCATTCTTTAATCCCTTACAGGGAATACCAAATCCGCCAACACCCATAAGGCGGTTTTTTGGCATCTATTTTATACCTCAAAAAGTTCAGTATATTTACGGATGACAATCAGAGGTGGGTGTGGGATATTAAGAATATAGAAAACAAACATAGAGGAAATCAAATGAGTATTACACTACAGGAAGTCAAGCAAGCATACATAGAAATGTATGGAGAGTTTTTCAATACAGACGAATATAGCGATTTCGACGAAGCGTTTTCCAGCGCGTGGCAATCATTTGATTTTGTGGCTAATGCCACCAATGAATATGATTTTGCAGAGGCTATGACTTGCCTACCCCAACTAACCCAGTATTAATGTAATGCTCTTGCCCTGAGCATGGCACTAAAAGGCTTGATTTTTTTGCTCATAAGGTGGGATAGGAGTATCCCCCTTTTTTTTATTGCTTATTTTGCCAGAAAGTATCTTTTGACCTTTCCCGTGGCTATCGACACAACCAAGCCCCTATTGGTCGATCATGATCAAGCCCTGGGCAGTCATTGATATGGTTAGTCACGATTCCCCCAATAAGCAGCATCTCGACACTCAGCAATCCAATCAATCGTGTCTTGGGGAACATTTTTAAGCTGACTGTAATTTAGTGTTGTTTTTGCTTTCTCCAAAAATTGAAGTAAAGCAGAAGGTGATACCGAGTAATGGTGGCTGTACCGACGAGCTATCAGATCCTTTCTGCGGATCGCCCTTAAAATTACGACGTGATCCACCCCCAAGATTCTTCCAACAGCATTAGCCGACCAGTCTCCTAGCTCGGTTTTTCCCGAACCCACCTGATGCTTTTTTCTCAAATCAGATAATTTTCTTGAAGTAGCAGTAACTGATCTTTTGAGTTTTTTGGCAATTCTGGGGGTACTCCAAACCCCACATTTTTCTATCAAAAACTCGACATCTTTATCGCTCCAAGGAATGCGAATATCTTTATCTTGCTTTAAATTTCCTCTTTTTACTTGCCCCCGAATTGAGTCCCGTGATATTGAAAAATAATCCATTACAGCCTTTACCCCATCTGAGTCAAGGATTTTTTGCGCGATCGCTAAATTTTCTTCACACCAATTAAACCGCGACTGCAACCTAGGAACGTGGGGGAATCGCTTGTATCGAAGCTGATTTATAGCAGCCTCCGATTTACCGATCAATTTTCCAATTTTTTGGCAGGAAAGCCCATTTAATAGCAATGATTCAATTTGATTTAATTCGTCCTGACTGTAATTTGTTTTCATATTGCCATCTCCTTTTTTAGTTGATATTCAAATCGTTTAATTGTTTTCATCCTGTTGTCGTAATTTTCCGTCATTGCCCGATGATCAATAGGCTTAGGGATTTGTGGGATTTCGATATCATAAGAGGTGTGCTTACGCGGTGGTCGGTTCTTTTCGTACTCAATTGCGGATGCCCTTGAGCATTCCACACAGCACTTATTACAAGCCCTCCTGAGAGAGAAGCCAGTTCCATTGTAATCATGCCCCCTTCGGCAGAGTTGCCCGACAAAAAACCGATCGCCAATTTCTTCCGTTAAAACGATTTTGTCTAACTTCCTTCGGCTCTTTTCTGTTAGCTTTTTGCACTCCACACAGCTCCTAGTCTGGGTATTTTTTAAAGAGAATCCCGTTCCGTTGTAATCGTGACCTCTTCCACACAATCCCCCTAAAAAGTGCTTTTCACCTTTAGCTTTAGCCTCTTTTCGGTTAGCTATTATCAAATCAATATACTTCTGATCTTTACCGTCTTTTCTACCTAAGCTTGATTTGTTGTGGCATTCAACACAGCCAAAGTTAGAAAGATATCTCAAATTTTGACCATTGCCATTATTGTGTCCCTTTGGGCATGGCTTGCCTAGGTAAGTTTTGGCGATCATAGTTCAATCTCTCCTGTGGCTATTTTCCAATCAGTTTCCCACGCCAAAATAATGCCATCGTCCGATAAGCTTGGCACATCCTCATCATTAGTTGATTGCCATTTTAGCCAAGCTTTTCTGTACTGCTCAGGCGTTGTAATCTCATTTGGTGATTCCATTGTCAAGCCCCCATTTTTCCTTGATGATTTGCTTGTAAACATTTTCTAATTGAAGCATCTTAATATACTCTTGGACTATCACATCTTTAAGAATATCAGTGGGAAGAGTCAATGATTTTAGCCTTGCAGATTCTAACTTGAATTTCTGCTCTAAGGTCAATTCCCCAAATTTGGGTTCTGTCATTTTCCTAGCACCTCATAGTCACGACACTCTAAACAAGAGCCAGCAGGGTTGATGGCACATTTAACCTGAGTCATTTTGCTCCAATTGCGACAGGAACGCATAACTTGAAACTCCTGAGTTTCAAGCTTTGCTCTAAGTTCAAAATTTTGAAACCGCAACTCACTTTCTCTGTGCTGTGCCTGTTTCAATCCGCACTTAAAGTCTTCTAGCATTTCATTATAATCAGCCGTTATCTGTCCCTTTTCTGTCTCATAGTTCCGTTTTTGAGCAGATAGAATCATCAGGAACGGGATTATTAGGCTTAATGAAATTAACGCGATCATACTAAAATCTCTCCTTTTAGGTTTAGTTGTTTAATTATTTTCTCGGCAGTGTGATAAGACATGTCTTTCCCTTTGCCATAGGAAATTGTCGCAGTCCTTTTTCGCCCATTTGGTTCAGTGAGGGTAATAATCCTGTGTGCAGTTTGACCCTGCCTAAAAGTGAAAGCCCATCCTTTATTCTTAGCATAATCGGCGATAATTTTAAGCAGTTTTTCGGGCCTCATTTTACCTCCTGCGTACTTTGAATATCACAAAGTCGCTTTAGCGCGGCGTTCCATGCCTCCGATTTTTGCAAAAAATTGTACGCTCCTTTGTGAATAAATTTCCCGTCTTGCCACAGGAAATAGGCATAATTACCGCCAGAACAATCAAGGTAGATTCGATAGATTGCTCCGTCTCTTTCGTCTTGATAATTAGGAGTCCGAGGGATTCCTGCTACTAAGATGGACTCCTTATAAGGAGCTAGTGAATTAATATCTTCTCCCACCAAAAAATAGACATACTGGTTAGCTTCTTTGTTCCAGGTTGACTTATAAACCGTGGCACGTTTCCACGATATCTTTAATTCAACGGGTGAACCTATGGAAAATTTAGGGATTTTAGGGAGTTGCATTTTGTTAGTCCTCTATGTTTGATTTACTTGTAAGCTTGAATCGTAAGATTGTTCTTTGGAGTAGAGAATCCATCCATCCACTTGAGTAGGGATATTTTCTACAGGTTCCGATTGCTCTAATCGAGCCTTGCTGAGCTTGGCTAATAGTTCCTCGGGCATCCTTTTCCGTATAGTTTCATGCCACCAAGCCATATCATTTTTAACTGATTGATCGACAACTGGAGACTTGTAAACTTCCCTGACTTCTGGCAGTTTTTGGCTAGGAATCTGGCGAGTACCATTATTGATAGACTCCTCATACATCAACCAAAGCTTAACGAAATTACTAGCAGAATAACTCAGCTTCTCTGGGAGTAAAGCCGATATGGTACGAATCCCTCCAAGAGCTTCTAATGCGAGTTCAGCCATCGGAGATAGGATTAAAGCATTATCGGGAAATCGGATGCCATTTTGAATTGACTTCCATTCATCCCACGCGATTAAATCGCTTTTGGGGGAAGGCTTAAAATTTTCGATTACGTCCAATGGGGAGAGTGGACGGCGGGGGAACTTAGCTATTGCTGCTTTTAGGCAAGGATAAAGCTCATCTTTTTCTAGTTGGGTGAACACCTCATACCACTGCTCAAAAGCCATCTCATTGGCAGTGTAGTCATAGTTGTAGTATTCCCCGAACATAGCAATTGCTATGGTAAAATCTTCTTTTGAAATCATGATAATCCTCTAAGTGTACTGATAGTTTGACTTTTGACCCATTGACGCGACTCGATCTAAAGCATCGGATATCTTGGTAGCCATCGCGTCAAACTTGGCTCCGACAAAGTCTTTAAGCTCTCCCGATTCCCACATTCTGAGAACTGCGCGATCAGAAGCATTAGCTTCCGATCTATTGATTCGCTTCAACGCGGCTAGTGCGATTGCATCAATATTCCCTGGGAGCAATTTAGGATTAGTAGCTTTGAGATAATGCCGATACTGCTCGAAAAACTCATCCTCCTGTTCGGGGCTGGGAAAGATAGTCATCGCGTTTTGAGCGAGTTTCCGACGGTACGAAATGGGAGACTTAGCAGGGAAAAACAGATCTGTTTTCTTGGTTGCTAATTGCGAATTAATCTCAACAGTGGGGATGTCATCCACAATCGGATTTATTTTTTTGGCTAGAGTGACGGGTTGAGTAACAACCCCTTTTATTTCACGATCTGGCTCTAGCGTGACCATATCGGCTTGTTCAGATGGGCTTGTGTGTGTTTGCTCATTTCCCTCCCACCTGCCCAAATATTGGGCTTTCATTTCAGCCAGTACGATTGGGTTCTTGATCACAAGAGCGGTCTTGTCATAGACGGCCTTACAGTACAGATATTCAGGATCTGACAGATAGGGCTTGTCCATACTCCCCTCTTGAGTAAAAACCTCTTCCGAAAAAATTTCAATCGCGCACTCTTCTTTTTTTTCTTCACGCGCGCGCTCCGGATCTAGAGAGAGATAAGTAAGATTATCTTCTATAAAAAATATTTGTCTTTCTTTGAGGGGTTCTGAAACTGGCTCACGATGCGGGTTTTCAGGCTCAAGTGTCTCACATTCGAGACAGTGGATCTCAGATGTGAGACAGTCTGTATCAGATTCGAGACAGTCCGATTCTGGGGAAATGACCTCCTTTTTTGTCTCGATTTTGGGCTTGACTTTATCCGATTTTGGCTTAAGCCCTGGGCAGGAAAATACCGACTCACCCGTCGGCTCTAATTTCCCGTGGCCGTTTTTCTCGAGCTTGGATATTCCCCGATAAAAGGAGGATCGTGGCAAGCCCCACTCTTGGCAAAAGCCTGATATAGAGGGAATCCTGAGATCGACGTTATCGGGAACTAGAATCCCCTTGATGGCTACTAGATAACCTGCGGCTGTTAGATAGCCCGCTTGGTACATAGCTAGGGCTTTGTCTCTCGTTATTGCGAAAAATTTCTCATTAATCCTCATAAAATGACTCCTGCTTTTTTGGCTCGTAAATTGACTTTAGCAAAGACGGCAGGGTTTGTCCGCCATCCCTTAGCTTTATATTTTGTCCCATCCTATGACTGCATTCAATATCCTTACGGTGCGACGTGACTTCAGATTAAACCAATTACAGCTAATCGGGAACCGATAGAGCAAAGCCCCTTTATTGAAAAAGTGAATCGATATCCTCTTGCCGTTGGCAGTATTATGTATCGACCAATAATCCCCGCGCTCTTTTTTGCGATAATCAATATCGTTGATGTTTTCAAAAAGCACCTCATATACCCCGACACGGAATCTTAGGTGTTTTTGTTTGCTCAAATCTCGCATTTCATGCCTTCTGCCATTTACGGCGTGATTTTAACTGAGACTCAACCTTAGACATTTCCTTACTCGCTTGTTCTCTCGTCAGAAATGAGACATTGTGCCGATACAAAAAAGTATTGGTACAATGTATCTCAAACGAGTATAATAAGGAAGACGTTGAAAATATCTTTTTTTGGATCATTTTCTCTCCTCTGATATGTTTGAATTTCCCCGCTTTAATGCGGGTTTTTCGTTAGGGGTGAATACCTTTTGCTCTATATTCCTACGTTTTAATTCCTCTGTCAATACTTTTTTAAAAATTCAGTATATTTACGGATAACACTATATTGGAGCTATTGGCACATCTAGGAATCTTCCCAAAGAAAGACTATAGGAGTCGCAATAGACCAGCCCATCTTGCCTCACGGATTGGCTTTCTGATATAGATAAAATCGTCCACACTTGAGAGTTCCATCTAATTCTTTCTCCTACAATCCAAGGTTTCCTATTGTGCAATTCAACGGTTATGGTATAGGATTGTTCAGTATTGGTCTGGCTAATTTGAGTTTGCGCCCCTAGGAGAACTTTGGCGTAAGTTGTTCCCCCAGTAAAGCCAATTGATTCGGTTGAGATATAGGCATTTAATTGGGGCAAAGCGTTGGGAGTTTTAACTCTGTATCTTCTATTATCTACCGTGGGATTTCGTGGCTTAGGGACTTCTCTAGAAAGCCTAGAAACCGTAGCAGGTCTTCCTGTAGAAGTTGAAACTTGATTGATTGAGGCTGAATCTCTAAAACTTTGCCCGCTTGAATCGGTGCTAAAAGTTCTCACCTGATATCTTTCTGGTACTTGAGGAGAATTACTAGATTGAGGAGATATTACCGTGGTATAGGTTTCTTCTGTTTTATTTTCTCCTGCCACAATAGGAGGTAATGGATCATCGTCCGTGCTTTCTGGATCTGGTACTAGCTGTGTGTTCGATTGAGAGAAAAAGCTTTTTTTGACGTATTTAGAATTATCTGTAATATCAGAATAATGATCATCCATGCGTCCCAAAAAGTTTATCTGACTACTACTGATTGGCAGTTTTTGGGCCGTGTAAAGTGCTATTAATTGAGCAATGACTGTTAGCCGATCTGGGCCTGTAGTGGGATCTAATTGCTCTATTTTTAAGTCTAATAATTCTAGTGATTCGCTTTCCTGTTTAAACCTTTGTAGTTTCCATCCTGTAGAGGCAAACCCCGTATAATTGCCTTCTGAGTCATGGGAATATACTTTCTTTTCATAGGATACTTGATCCCAGTAAGCGTCAATTGAAGGATTTAAAAATTCTTGATTGTAACGAAAAGGGCTGCTAGAAGTGACGTTGATCACAAAAACATCAAGAGAAGTATATACGAATCCATAGGTTTCTTCTATTTCCTCTACCGTTTCTCCGTTAAAACTTTTAATTGTTTTTTTGGTTTTTGTAATTCCTCCACTGTCAAAAGCATGGGTAGGAACTCTCAGGTAATCGCTAGAATAAGATTCTTGAAAAAAGCCCCTATTAATAGTCGGGGGAACTTCTGGTGTCGGATCTCCTTCTATGTTTGTGGCAAATCCCTGGGAGTCTTCTCCCTCTTCTTCTTCTCCATTATCTGCTACGGTTCGATCTATTATTAATTCTGCATTATTAAGTTCTTTGGCCAACCTGACCCCATCTACGGAAGCACCGAATCCACCGGTGGATTCGTATGCTAAATCCTTAATCTCCCAATCGTACAGGGTATAAATTGGTTCAGTTCTAAAGTTTTTAAATTCAATATTATTGGCATTATTCCAATCTGGGAATTTACCTTGAATTGTGGCAATGCCAGGAATTAAATCTCGTAAGGTAACTGTCTCGGTGTTGTCGGGTTCGAATCCACTAACAGGGATGAA